ACTTTTTATTGAACCATTTCTAAAAGATCTTAAAGCTTCAGAACCTGGAGAAATTTTAATAACAAATCGTCCAAGAGAAGGTGATGTAATTTATTTTCCTCTTGGGGAAAGATTATATGAAATCAAGAGTGTAGAGCACGAAAAACCTTTCTTCCAACTCGGTAAAAACTATATCTATCAATTATCATGTGAACTTCTAGAACTTGAAGATGAAATCATTGAAACTAATGTTGATGAGATTGATGGTCTAATGGAAGATTATGGATATGTAACTCAACTACTATTAGAAAATTCTGGTATTAACGCTACAGCGATAGCAAATATTGCACTTACTGGATCAGTAAGAAAAATTGAAGTTACAAATGATGGATACAGTTACGAATCCACTCCAACTGTTGCAATCTCTACAGCTCCAGTTGGTGGAACAGATGCAAAGGCAATTGCAGTCGTAAGTAATAAAGCTATTAGTGAAATATTGATTACAAATGCTGGTGCTGGATATACAGTAACACCGACAGTAACATTTACTGGTGGTGGTGGGTCTGGTGCAGCAGCAACAGCAGTCCTTGGTAATGGATCCGTACAATTTATCAGCGTTGCAACTACTGGTGCTGGATATGTAACTGCACCAATAGTTACTATTGGTGGCCCAGGATCAGGAGTTACCGCAACAGCAAAATCTGTAGTTGGTGCTGGTGGAAGTATTTCTGAAATTCGTCTAACTGATGGTGGATTTGGATATGTATCAACTCCTGTTGTTGCAATTTCTTCTGCACCAAGTTCTGGAATTGGAACATATGTAAGAAATGAAATCGTTACAGGAAGTCTGTCTGGAGCAAAGGCTAGAGTCAAGAAATATGATCAAGATGCTCAAACTCTTGAAGTCTACATAAATAGTGGTAACTTTACGTCTGGCGAAATTATTACTGGCGAAACATCAAACGCACAGTTTACATTATCTTCATTTGATTCCGATCCTGGAAATAAGATTGAATTCTCTCAAAATGAAGAACTTGAAGAATTGGCTGACGATATACTAGACTTTACAGAATCTAATCCATTTGGTACATACTGATGTTAGGAACTTATTACTATCACGAAATACTTAGAAAAACCATCATTGCTTTTGGTACAATTTTTAATGATATTCATATCAGACATACAAGTGATGATGCTTCTACTGTAAGTGATATAAAAGTTCCTCTTGCATATGCACCCCAGCAAAAATTTCTTGCAAGATTAGAGCAGCAAGCAAAACTAGATAAACCAGTCGCAATAACTTTACCAAGAATGTCATTTGAGATGACAGGTATTAATTATGATCCATCAAGAAAATCAAATATCACAAAAACATTTAAAGCCGTTGATGGTGAGAATCTAAAGAAAGTTTTTCTTCCAGTTCCATATAATGTAGATTTTCAACTATCAATTTATGCCAAATTAAATGAAGATGCTCTACAAATAGTGGAGCAAATTTTACCATATTTCCAACCAACATTCAAAGTTACTGTAGATCTTATCAGTTCTATTGGTGAAAAAAGAGATATTCCAATTGCACTCAACAATATCACAATGCAGGATGAATATGAGGGAAATTTTGAGTCAAGAAGAGCTATAATTTATACCTTAAGTTTCACAGCAAACACATATCTATTTGGACCAATCGCAGAATCTTCCGATGGTCTCATTCGTAAGGTACAGGTTGATTACTATAATAGTGTTGATGTACAAAATGCCAAGAGAGAAGTTAGATATACCGCAGTTCCAGATCCAATAGACGCTGAACCTGGGGATGACTTTGGGTTTAGTGAAACTTTGGAATTCTTTAATGACAGCAAAAAGTACAGCCCATCTCAGGACAAAGACATCTAATGTGAACTACCATGAAAAAATCATTTGACAAAATTAGTGAATCACTCAACACAGAAACAGATATTGTTGATATAACACCAACAAAATCAGAAGTTGTAAAAACAAACAATGATCATTTGGTGGATCAGATTAAAAAAGATTATGAATATACAAGGGGAAATTTATATTCATTAATAGAAAAGGGTCAAGAGAGTCTTGATGGAATCATGGAATTGGCTCAAGAGTCTGATTCTCCCAGAGCATATGAAGTTGCTGGGCAAATAATGAAGAGTGTTGCCGACACTACTGATAAACTTATTGATTTGCAGAAAAAGATGAAGGAACTAAATAAAGAAGATGACGGTGGTCCCAAGTCTGTCACTAATAATGCACTTTTTGTTGGATCAACTGCCGAATTAGCAAAGTTCCTAAAGCAACAACAATGAACGAAGAAGGACTACGTGATTGGTTTGGTAAATCCAAATCAAAAGATGGTAAAAAAGGTTGGGTGAACGTAGTCACTGGTGGAACATGTGCAAGTGATGAGCCTGGTGAGGGAACTCCCAAGTGTGTTTCTTCTGCTAAGAGAGCAAGTATGTCAAAGGCAGAAAGACTCTCTGCACAGAGAAGAAAAAAGGCAGCAGATCCTGGCCAACAACAAAAGACTGGTGCATCTAAACCAACATATGTTTCTACAGATCCCCAAAAGAAGATGAAAGAAGAAAAACTATTGACTTTTTCTGAGGTTAGAAATGCTTATGCTGTTGGTATGGCACAGGCGATGAAGTCTACTGGTGATAAACCACCTCTTAAAAAGAGCACTATAACCAAAGCTCATGAGATTGCAAAGGCAATCAAAAAAGAGGAAAAAGATCATGAAGTTTCTATGGCACATAAGCAACTTGATAAGACTATAAAAAATGCTAAGAAACTCAAAAAAGATTTGGGATCGAAGGAAAAAAATATTCCAGCATGGGTTCAAGCAAAAATTACTGATGCTGATCATAATGTAGATGCAGCATCTGGATATATGGATGAAAGTGGTATGCCAACTGTCAAACCAGATAAAAAGACAGTTCCAATGCCAACTGTAAGGTCACGCAAAAATCCAGCTCCAATGCCAACTGTAAAACCAAAAGATATTGGAGAAGCAAAGGATAAGAAAGGGAAGGGTAGTGGTAAAAAAGACGCTTGTTATCACAAAGTCAAATCACGTTATGATGTCTGGCCTTCCGCATATGCATCTGGTGCTTTAGTTAAGTGTCGTAAAGTTGGTGCTGCTAATTGGGGAGAGGAACTTGAGATGCAAGAAAAATGTTGGGATGGATATACAGAAAAAGGAATGAAGAAAAAGGGCAATAGAATGGTTCCTAATTGTGTTCCTGTTAAAGAAAACTGTGGTTGTGAAGAACCAAAGATGATGAGATATTGTCCCAAGTGTGGAAAAAATGAGACTAGAGATGAATGTTCTTATGGCCCTAGAACCTGGGACATGTACTCTATGCCTGTTAGATTAACTCCAAATCAAAAGAAGTTTGATATTGCAACTGTTGCTCCAGCTAATGAAGAGAATGTGACTGAGAAGTATGAAAGAATTCAAAGACAAGGAAAAACCTATACTGTATTTTTTACATTCAGAGGACAATATAAGTCTTTACAATTCTTCTTCCCAACTGCAAAAAGGCCCTCAAGAGAGGACGTTCTAATTCAACTCAGAAAAGTATATCCCGATGCAATTCTTGTTAACTATTTTGAAAGAGATCGTGTTGAGAATGAACCACTAGTTCAGGTTGAGGGTGCCAAATCTTTTGGAAAATTTATAGCAGAGGCCTCTCCCCTTGGATATAATCAAGGAAATAAAGACGATATTAATAGAGGTACAGCAGGTTCAACAGAAGTAGACGCAACACGTAAACTACTTGATGCTATCAGAACTGGAGGCCGTCGCACTCAAGCAAAGAAAAAACCAACCACACAAATGTCTGGTTATGAAACTGAAGGTGAGATGGTTGAGGGTGCTGCCTGGACTAAAAAGTCTGGTAAGAATCCAGAAGGTGGCCTAAATGAAAAGGGACGTAAGTCCTACGAAAGAGAAAATCCTGGATCTGATCTTAAAGCACCTTCCAAGAAGGTTGGTAATAAGAGAAGAGCATCATTCTGTGCAAGAATGAAAGGTATGAAGAGCAAACTTACCTCTGCCAAAACTGCTAACGATCCCGATAGCAGAATCAATAAGTCCCTTAGAGCCTGGAACTGCTGATGAAATCCTTTCAACAATTTCTATCCGAAAGCGTCAATATCTCTGGCGACTTTAATGGAAATCTATACATGAACTCTGAACCTCAACCACAAAGGGTTGGTGAGAGTTATGTTGCTGATATCATGTGGAATGGATCACTACATAGATTAGAGTTTACAGCAGAATCTTTACCATCAAATAAAGGTTTAGCTGAGCAACTTCAAGGTGAATATCCTGGAGCGATTGTACAAAACATTTATCCAGTACAAACTGGTAATGTGAATATCACATCGTCTAAAAGATATCATCCTGGAAAATTAGACTGGATTTGAAATTATGGCTCAGTGGAATAAGACTACACAAGACTTCTTGAATCAAGAGAGAAGTCTTTTTGAGGTTTACAACATTGCAGATCACTGGGGAAACCAGACAGACTGGAGACCTCAGTTTTCCGACAATAACAGACTAAAGGTTGCTCCCTTCCAAACAGTTTTCTTCAATACTTTTCAGTATGGTAAAGAGACTGATGTTTGGGATGAAAGTGTAGTTGGTGTTGGAACTGCTACTCATAATGCCAGTTCCAGTAATGTGGTTATGGAAGTTGGATCTACTGCTGGTAGTAAGGTTGTCAGGCAGACTAAACAGGTAATGAGATACATTCCTGGTAGGCCAGCAACACTTGCATTTGCAATTCGTCTAGAGGCACCACAAGTCGGTATTCGCAGAAGATTCGGATTGTTTAATGAGACCGATGGTGCTTACTTTGAGGATGATGGTGGCACATATTCTTATGTAATTCGCAGCAGTGCATCTGGTATCACTACAGAAACAAGAGTAACCAGAGAAAACTGGAATGGTGAAAAGTTTGATGGTAATGGATACACTGGTGTAACTGCTGATGCTACAAAACAGCAGATGATTTCCATTAACTATGAATGGTATGGTGCA